ATCTTGAGCATTGAGTACTGACTTTTTAATTGAGGCATCGGCATACCAGAAAAAACCGGCGCCAAGGGTACCTTATCTTTAATACGTGGAAGAAGTTCTCCTAAACCGAAACCTAGACGTGGTTTACCTAATTGTCTAAACCTATCCAACATCATTCCTCTGTCATCCATATTTAAATCTTTAATCCTATTAATAAAAGGATTTCTTCTCGGTAGCGGAATAGCTCCGGCAAAACCGCCGCGTTCTCTTATTTCGTTAAGAATACCGCCGCGTCCTGATTTTGCAATTTTAGGGGAAATAATTTTTTTAGCTACTTTTTTTGCTTTAACTTTTTTACGTAATTTTGAAAATAAACCCATATTTTTTTCCTACATATATTTTTTAGTAAGCGAGTAAAGCAAAAGTCTTGGAGAAGATAGTATGAACGAAGTGCTAAATACCTTACTCGCTTGTAAGAATAATAGCCGACTAAAGAATCCTTTACAAGCAAAGATTCAAAAGTTAAAAAATACCAGAATTAGTATGTGTATTATTGCCTGTAACCTAGTATACGGTAACACCCCTCGATTTAGGGGGGTGGGGGGTGCAAATTAAGCCCGATCTGATCTAAAGTTTGGATCCAAAAGAATCATGTTTTTGATCAAAAACCGGGTGTTTTTGGAAAAAAAAGGGTGTTTTTGGTCCCCTTTCCCCCCCTTGGGTTAAGGAACCAGGGCGACCTGGGCGGACAATATTTGGGCCCAGTAAAAGCGTTGATCAGATCTTTTTTTTAGCTACTTATATATTTGCTGATCAGAAAAAGAAAGCTGATCCATCTGTATGCCTCGACCCGACCCGACCAACCCGACCAAAAAAAAGGGGGCGATCAGCCCCCTCGATCCAGTTGGATCTAATTACCAATCACACTCCTCGTAGCGGATCTGCTTGGTCCATATGCTTGGATCCCAGCTGGGCAGATGCTGATCCTCGCAGTCCTCGCAGAAGTAAGTGACGAAGTTGCCGAGCCGATCCTTGCAGATCGCTCGATCCTTTCCGGATCCGCAAGTGCAAGGCGACGGATCGCCGTATGAGTATGATCTCCAAGGTCTACTTATCATTTCTCTTCTCCAAGTGTTGGCGGATCCGCTGATCCATCCAGTCGATGTCGTCCTTCATATGAGGCGCGTTCTTCCTAAAGTATAAGAAGAGGATCGGCTCATTCTCGATCAGCCAAGGATAGTAATAGTCATCGCATGAACCGATTGCGTAAGCTAGAGCCAGCATATCGTCGTTATCGATCGCCTCGCCAATCTTGGTTGCTCGCGTGTCAGCGAAGCCCCTAGAAATTAGGGACTGCGCATATACCGAGCCACTCCCACTAATGGGAGTGATTCGGACCTTGGACTCAAGATAGTTATTGATATCTGTCATTACGCCACCTCTTGAGTCTTTGCGGTTAAAGTGAGCTCGAACCCATCAGGTGAGTAGATGTCATCTACTCTTTCCTCAAGCGTCTCAAGTCCTACAGAGTGATCCTCAACGTATCGCTCGATATCTTCTACCAGTCCTTCTAGGTCTTCGACTCTAGAAGTGAAACCGTCGAAGTCGTAGTTTTGAGCGAGTAGTCTTTCGACTACTCTCTCAACCACTTTCTCGACTTGCTCGTCAGTAGCTACAGTCTGATCAAGACCAAGCCATCTAAGGATTAGATCTTTCATTAAGCCACCTCTTTCTGTTTATCAAGATTTCTCTCGACTTCTCTAAGAACGCATTTATACATTCTTGTTGACCATACGGATGCTTTCTCATAAGCCACATTGAACTTGGCGCCAATGAGTAGCTTAACCATATCGTAAGTCATCCAAGGCTCACCTTCTAAATGAACATCAGATGATGTGTGAAGGATCAGCAATCTTGCATATACTTCATTTACATTTTTCTCGGTGATCTCACCGATACCAATCGCCATCATGTAAGAACCAATATAGAACTGGAACTTATTCAGCTTTTCTTTGCACTCTTCCGAGCAATCTCTAAAGTCTACTTCTAGCATACTTTCTATCTCCTCGGGGGCTCTGCCCCCGTAAATGCTGCCGCCTTTTGGCGCCAGTGGTTTTATTATAATCGATCTTGCTACAAATTGTAGAAATTAGGGGGTCTTTTTGCTCAGCTGCGAACATTCATATAAATGATATTACCGGGAAGGACATTATAAGCAATAGTTATATATGACCTTGCGGTGGATCCGCTGGATCCGCTGGATCCATTTTGGATCTAGATGGATCGAGCTGGATCCATTTTTTAGATCTATTTATATATATATATATATATATATATATTTATAATTAATTTTTACTAACTATATATAAAAAAACCCGACCCCCGACCCCGACACCCGACAGACAAAAAAAACCCCCGACTAGCGGGGGCACTCTCGGAGATAGAGAGATTAAGCGGTTTTAGATGTGGGACTATTTACAATATCGTTACTTTTCTCCAGTCCCGCTAGGTCGCACATATCTAACCGCTTTTTTTGGTCGGCGGTTGTTAGGCTGTCCCAATCATCTGGAAATGTTATTCCTGGATGTGTTTCGTAAAACCTTTTACGCTGATTATTTGACCTTCTTATAGATCCTTCATCCTCTTCATTGGACATCAGCGAAAATATTGAAGAGATAGCCGCAATTGATTTAAGCGGGTTGCGCTCTTCTAACAGCCCGGCATCCTTTAAAATCTCTCGCGCTTGTTCGTTGAAATCATTAACGCGCGGGTGATCTTTATCGCTGCCGCTATACCAGAACAAATGCCGCGCGGTTGTTCGGCTCCAATTGTTAACCGAAACAAGCCGATCAATTGCAATTAAAGTTCTGTAACTAAAAACCAATTTTAAACCGTCTACGAAATGCCAATAATAATTTTTGGTTGTTCGCGGAAAGTGTTTCCTTGAGTTTTTAAGGTTTATATTTTCTATATATATGTCATTCATAATTTAATTTCTCCGTTAAGTTATAAGCTTATTATACTCTTTGTATCCTACATATCAAATTTAATTAACAGCCCGGACGATCCAGCGGGCCCGTCGTTTTTTCGATCCAACGACTACATATATATATTTTTTTATCTATATCTATATCTATATCTATATATATCTAAACAAAATCCCGACCCGACTAATTCTAATCCCGACCCCGACAATCCCGACACCCGACACCCTCAAATTTTTAAAAGGGAAAGCCGATCAACAAGGGAAATGCTATTAATTGCCCTATTAAAGAAGTCTATATAATTTTGTTGGGGACAGTAGGTAAAAAAAAGGGCTACCTAAGTAGCCCCTAACTGCAACGGAGATACAGTTAAAAATCTCTAATAATATAACCCCCTGTTTCCGTTTTGCCGTCATACTCATATATTCGAATAACAGTTGTTTCCATTTCCAAATCTTCAAGCGTTTCTATTGAGTCATACATTTCTGTAATTTCTTCTAGGCTATCGTACTCTACAAAATCGCAACAAATAGCAATAGGATCAAATTCTATTTTGACACCTGTATCGTCCTCTAATTCTTCTAGGTAATCAAACAAAGCATCTAACCCCATGTAAGAAAAATTATTTTTGTATGAACTTGATCTAAACCAATTTTTAAAATCGCTTTTTGTCATTGTGCTTATCATACATATCTCCTTAAAATATCTAGCGTTTCTTGATCAATATCTTGGACACTTTCAACATATACCAATCTATCGCTATCCCAATATGCGTTGTTGCCGTCAAAGTCATCTTCATCTACTGAATACATATCTTGTAAAAGATCAAAATCTTTTACCTTGCCATTGTCATAATCAGCTTTAGAGAAATTAATATCGCAATCCCATTCTGTATATTCATTCTCACCGTCTTGAATTCCGTAATTAATTAATATCATTTTGCAACCTAATTCCACCCGTAAAGCTGTAAGCAACAATTGATCTTACATCTTCTTTATTTAATCCTTGACCTTCATTCCAAGAATCAATTTCTGATTGAGTTAAATCAATATATTCATTGCTGAAATCTTTTTTTAAGGCTCTATAACCAGTCTCATAATCAACGACTGCTACTGTCCCTTGTAGTCCGTAGTAAGTGCCGTCATGTAATGCGACTCTTTTACCCTCAGCATTTTTTTTCGTTTCTGCAAACTTGCCTAAACGGTACATATTTAAATATTCATTCATTTTCTATATCTCCATTTTGTTATCCTTCTATTATACCTATCTCAATACGTATTTCTACAATTTGTATCATTTATTTTTAATTCAATTATTTTCATATTAAGTATTGACATTTCTACAATCTGTCTCCAAGATGGGTATATGTATGTGCGAGGATTGATAGGTAAATTAGCGATTACTAACTATCTTAGTCCGACCACAGTCCCGACAATTTTTGTCCCGACTGTATCCCGACTAACTAATCCAATCGCCCACATACATAGTAGTTAGGAGTGAGCCTTTATAAAAACCTTTCTGTATCAATTCGGTTGGCTTGAAGAGGTTAAGGATAAAAGTAAATGAGAACTAAACCACCATGCACTAACTACAAAACTCTTGAGAGCCTAGAGCAAGAGTATAATTCCGAGATAGGCAGTAGTTGGTAGACCTGCTTAAAAAAACTACCATTTTTATAGGAGATAAAAAATGAAAAACAAATATCTTGATTACGGGAACTTAGCCACCTTTTTTAAAAAAGATGAATCAGTACCGCCCCGACAATTGGCTAGTATTCCGTTAGGCGATCTGGAAAAACCAATTACTAATGGCAGAGAACTACTAGAGTATCTATCTAAGTGTCTAAACAAAGACCGCTATCAATTTAGAAACAGAGGTAGAGGTAGCAGAAAAGAACACGGCAACGCCTATGGTATCCGACTTGAACATGCTGAATGGGTTGCTATCTATTTCCAAGAAAAGGAAAGTGTTGTAGAAAAAGAAATCTTTCAGCGCAAAAGGTGGAAAGATAGATACGAACTTCATCAAATTATTTATCAGTTATCCAAACAGTTATATGACCATCAACAAACATATGGTGATGATGTAGAAATTCAATTTAAGAATATGGGAGAAAATAATGAGTAATGAATTAGCAACAATTCAACAATCAAGAATAATTTATGCTGAATTAAAAAACGGAAGTAATTACAAATACCTATGGTTGGGCAATGATCATTTTGCTGATCTATTTAACTCTTGGGATTTTGAAAGTAATGAGGGTAATTATGAAGGAATGTTAGATTTTGATAATTCAGTTGGTTTCACTATTGAAATGGACGAGATCAAAGACGAGCAATCAATTATAGGTATGTCTTTTGATGAAGGATTAGAAGATTCAGAGATAGTTGATTACGAATTGGAAAATATTAATTGGAGATAAAAAATGAATAAACAAATATCTAAATTTGAATTTAACCAAAATGATTACCTAGAGGGAACAATTCTCTTACGAGAGTATGAATACAAGGGATACTTCATTAGAGAGTTTGAACAAAAACCTTGCGATAGGTGGATTAAGGCTATGCGAAGTGAGGACGGCTATGACCATCTTGTAGGTGATGAGAGAGGCGAAGGCGGATACGAAATCCTAGATCATACGGGGGAAATATTAGAACAAGATTTTTACTGTATGGGAGATAGTGCTACTTGTAATGCAGAGGTTGAAGTAGATTTTATGCTTATGGATGAAAACGGGGTATCAAAATGAAAATGAAATTACATATTGTTGAGAAGTTTTATTACGAAGTTGAAATTGATAATGCTGAAGATTACGAAGACGCTAAAGAAAAGTTTTACGATAACCAACAACAAATTATGAAAAAACAATTACCTGATCGATCTAATTGGAACGATTATGCGGTTGAGGTGTACGACAGGGATTGGTGCGAATAATGGGAAAACTTAGACAATGGTTTAGAAAATGGCTAGACAGACAGATAGAAAAATCATTACAACGCCAAGCCGATAGGATTTATAAAAAAGGAATGAAAAGGAGAAATAGAAAATGACCAACAATAAAATAACGATTGACGAAGTAGCTGATATGTTAGGTGCATCTAACATTCCACCTGAGATTGATTACAGGATTACAGAATGTGCGACTAAAGGTTGTGTGGCAGTTGTTTATTTTTTCGAAGATAAACTTAAGGACCAAGATCAAAAGACTACTATGGGTTGGTCTGAATGGGTAAATCATAATGGAGGTATAAAATGATATTAAGAGTTGTTCATTGTCTAAAGTGCGATAACTTATACGGCGAAAAAAATAAGTTTATTGAGGTGTGTCCTTTTTGCGGAAATGAAGATACGAAAAAAACAGTCTATCTATCTGAAGAAGGAGATATGTATAAAGAGTTTATGGGAGAACTAAATGAAAATTAAAGTTTACTTTGAAACACCTAAAGGCTCATACGCTGAGGAGATAGCAACATTCAATGATGAAGAATACTTTGATGCTTGTTATCCAATCTTGGAAAAGATAGCCAAGAAAAACAGATTTATATTAACCGAATCATTTATAGAGGAGAACGAAGATGAAAACTTGGACTAGCGTAATAACATATTCTATTCTTGACATAGGGAGAGAATGTGAAACAAAAGAAGAATATATTGAATGGGTTAAACAATCTTTTCAAGAAGAACATAATATAGAATTAACAGATAATGAAATATCTGATATTGAATATGAGGAGAACGAAGATGTATAACGAAGAACTAATTAAGGAAGCCGTTGATATAGTTATCGGTGATGACGGCTATAAAAGTGCAGAAGTTTTAGAAGTGTTAAAATTATTAAAGAAGGAGTATCAAAATGACGCAATACAACAATAAAGTAAAACAACGCCAGAAAGACCTTGAGAGAGAAAAGGAAATGAATTCTGTTAGCGGTTTAATGATTATGATCAATAAGCCTAAGAACATTCATCATCTGGACACCTTCAAAGTCAACGGTGAGATTACTCGATCTCATTTCGATAAGCGTAAAAAAGATGAATTGATTGCTAAGCCTATTCTTTGAGTAGGCTTATTTCTTTTTCCCGACCTTTTCCCGACTACCCGATTTGAGTAAATCATCTACTGTAATTGATTCCGACTTATCTTCAATTACCCGACCCGACTGCTGATTCTCAATAGCCTTAGTCCCGATTAACTGGGCCAAGCGTTTCTCAACATCTTCCCGACTCATTTGGTCAACCTTGCCATGCAATACTTCCCGACGATCTACAATGAGCCCGCCAAGTTTCATCAATAAATTCTGAGCGTTAATCGCAGCCGTAAAGTTATCTTGCCCCCAAGCGTCATCTCTAAGTTTATATAAATCTTCGACAGCTTTATCATGCGTCAACTCAAATTTCTTTTTAGCCTCCGACATCAGCCGTTCATACTCCCGACGCACATGTGCATACTTCCCGCCAGGACGCATATATCTCCCGACAACAACAGGATTTTTATATCCCGCTTTCTTCGCGGCCTCTGAAAATGTAAGGGTAGGATCGTTGACTGCATTCCAGACAAGTAATCGTTGGCGTTTGGTTAGATGTTTTTCATCTTCGTTCATATATTCAATCGGCATATCGTCAACGGGTTCTAACGTTGGCTCAACTTTGATCGATCTGCGGATCCTCATGTCGTATGCTGGCATCTATTAAAACTCCGTCAAATGTTTCTATAATGTCTACGATAACAGGCTTTTCTAATAATTCAATAATATCGGGGTGTAAATGCTTCCGACATTCCTCAACTAATACCTTTTTTTTCATACTATATCAACAAGTTTATCACATCTTTTGCAGATACTTTTGTCAAAGCCTTTGACAAAACTCTGACAAAACTATTCAACATCTATAAAATACTGATATAAGGTAATATATTTATATAATATTATATATATATTTAGTCATATTATTAGTTTTGTCATACTTTTCTTTACCCCCCCATTTATTTTACGATTTTGTAGGGATTTATAGAGATTCTAAGGGGGTACTCTGACAAAACGACAAAACTGCCAAAAGTGCTCTGCTACTGCATTTGCGCTGTTTTGACAAATCTGACAATATGACAAAACTATTACCAAATCGCACCTAAATGCGACTAATTCCGATAATGAAGGGGGTCTTTTGTCAGAACTTTATGACAAAACTATTCGTCAAATTCCGGGGGTAATTCTGGGGTAAAAATGATTTGTTTTTCTACGCCAAAGGTAGAATATAAAATATCATCTATTTTCTTTAATCCTTCGCTTGTTGTGGTGGCGTGATTGAAAACTTCGGTGACGCTGAAAGTAAAAAACAAGAGTGCGAGAAACTCTTGATCGCAACCGCGTTCGATAAATTCCGAGAATAATTTTTCTAAGCGACGTTGCGCTTCTTCAACAGAAGGTTTCTTCTTTTTAATATCCAAGACTTTCATAGTTTGAGTGTAGCTAAATTTGGTTAAAAAGAAAAGTAAGGCGTTTCGTCGTTAACTACGCCTTAGAGTTATATACGAGGAAATGGAAAAACCCCGTCATTACCAAACGCGGGAATGAAAAATAGAAAGGACCCGCGACGACTAAAATAGGTGAGGTGTTTGCGCCGGTAACTACACCTCAAAGTTACGGAGGCAGGGTATGAAAAAGACCTGCACGGCTAAAGCGTCTTCTTAATATTTTAACAGGCCAGACGTATTTGCCTGCTCGCGAAGACTAAACCTCTGGGCCATACTTGTAATAAGCATTCATATGAAACTCATCCCATATGTCTTTAATCATGCTTGGTACATACAAGTAATTAATCTTAACCATACGATCGCAAAACTCCTCAAAAGACTCGCAATCGTCAATAACGGTTTCTGCATCTGAGCACATACCGATATGTAAATCTGACATTCTTCCCATATTAATTTACCTTTTGTTCTAAATCGTTGATTTGTCTATCAGCGATACTGTTAACTAAATCGATTAACACATCTCGATCGTTTTTAATTTGTTCGATCAAGACTCCAGGCGTTTCTATTTCTACGCCGCCGGTCTTAAAATATGCGCGAATCAAATCGACAAAAGAATCTCTTTGCACATCTCTAAGTTTGTCAATCATCCTTATTGTTTTTTGTATATTCATATATTGGTTTCTCATACTATCTACGTTAAGTATAACGATTTTTGTTTACAAAGCAAGAAGTATTTGATACATTTAGTAATATACATTTTGGAGGTATAAATGAACGAAGTAAAAAACTTAATTGAAGGCGTGTTAGCCATTCAACAGCCAAGCCCCGTCAAAGGGTCCAACCAATTACAACAAGACTTGGATTCATACAAACGAATCAGTAAGTTTGTTGAGTACATCTATTCGCATCATCCTGCGCTATTTGAAAAAGCATTTAAGGAGGCAAGCAAGTGACCAACTATACTGTATTTAATGATCGAGCTATCGAATGGGAATGGCGCGATAAAGAAAAACAATATCATCAGACTTACATACCCAAGAAGTCAGAGCTAATTATTATCGGACTTGAAGGCAAAGAAAAGCAAGCATGTAAAGATGAACTTTGGGAAAGATTACAACCTGAGTTTGAAGATATTAGAAAGCGCAATAACGCAAAAGCAAAATCAAGAAGAAAAAAAGATGTTTGATCCTACCTTGATGACTATACTTGCAGGCTTGCTTTTTATCTCAGTTATTTTTTTATTTTTGGAATGAAGGGTGAATTGGAACGAAGACGAGTTGCGTATAGTTATACAGATAAGAGATATACGTAACTACTTATTTAAAAGAAGAAAAGAGATACCAGAAAAAGAATGGCTACAAAAAAAGTATGACGTTCTGTATGACACTTTATACGAGATTGAAGAATATATAACCGGAGAAGCAGAGATAAGGCATGACGAAAAATAAATATAAACATAAACAAGTAATGAAGCTAGTCGTAATGACTGAAGAAGATGTGTTTGGCGAGAAGCAAACAACTGAAGAGTTGATGGAAATTGTTGCTGATGCAATCAATGATAAACGATTTTATTTTGAATTAATTAACCCACCTAGGAGAAAAAATGGCAAAGACGTGGACTAAAACAACCCACACCCCTGCGACCAGAGGGCGTGGCAAACGAACAAGTATTGGTAGAAGAAATATAGGTTTCGCCAATATGAATAAAAACAAAAAAAGAAACTTCAAAGCATACAGAGGTCAAGGCAAGTGATTGGCTATCCATGCGGTTGGTTTGATCCTGAGCAGTTGCCTGGCGGATCAAGAGAAAAAAAAGACAAGTAATATGCCACTCAGAGATTATCAACAAGAAGCACTTGATGCGTTAGAAAACTATGTTGCAATAGAAACAGATAATCCTCTTGTGGTGATGCCAACAGGTTCAGGCAAATCACACGTGATCGCTGAATTTGTACGGCATATGAACCAACAAAAAAATTCAAAAGCGTTAATTGTTTCACATGTTAAAGAAATACTTTTTCAAAACTACGAAAAGTTAGAGCAAGTTTGGGAAGGCGATATCGGAATGTACGGCAACAGTTTAGGCCGTCGAGATACTGATAACGATATTATTTATGCCCAACTGCAATCGGTTTGGAATAAAGTTGAGTACCTCCCTACATTTGATCTATTGTTGATCGATGAAGCTCATCTTGTTCCTAAAGACGGTGAGGGAATGTATCGTTCTCTCATCGTCGCCTTACGCGAAAAGAATCCAAATTTAACCGTCGTCGGTTTTACTGCTACTCCTTATAGATTAAATTCTGGAATGCTGACAGAGGGAGAAGGCGCTATCTTTGACGATATCGTGATCGACTTTGGCAGCGGTGAGAATTTTATTCGCTTGATCGACGACGGTTATTTATCACCCTTAGTAACAAAGTGTATGGATACTGAATACGAGGTTGATGATGTTCCGATGCGCGGAGGAGAGTTTGTTACCAGCGATCTACAAAAGAAAATGAACGATTCAGGTAGAACGCAAAAAGCAATGCAAGAAGTTTTAACCAAAGGACAAAACAGAAAACAATGGTTGATCTTTTGCGCTGGCATATCTCATGCTGAAATGGTCTGCAGAATATTAAATTTCAGTAATGTCAGCGCGAGAGTCGTGACCGGTGATACAAGTCCAACAGAGAGAGATCAATTGATAGCTGATTATAAGGCAGGCAAGATCAGGGCTTTAGTTAATTGTGATGTTTTAACGACAGGGTTTGATGCACCTAATACCGATATGATCGTGATGCTACGCCCCACTTTAAGCCCCGGCTTATACGTCCAAATGATGGGACGTGGTATGCGAACAGCAGAAGGCAAAGAAAACTGTTTGGTCTTGGACTTTGCAAAAAATATTGAGCGTCATGGTCCTGTGAACCAAATCAAGCCTAATCAAAAAGGCAAACGCAAAAAGACAGGCGAGATGCTTGTTAAATCTTGTAAAGAGTGCGGATCGTATGTAGCTAAAGCTGCCAACAGATGTCCAGATTGTGGCTATGAGTTTCCAATGCGGAAGATCCAATTAGATTTAGTTGCATCTCAGTTGGATATTATTTCCAAGCAAAAGAAAAAAGAAAAATACGAAATACCTGTATTCGATATGTGGGTTGCTCATCATCTTTCAAAAGCCAAAAACATACCTGTACTAAAAGTCAGCTATAAAACCCCAAGAAAAATAATCAGCGAATATGTTTGTTTTGAGCATACCGGATATGCGAGGGACAAAGCGGTAGCGTGGTGGAACAAAGTCGTAAGCGGTGAAAGCCTACGCAGATCGCCCCCAAGAACAGTTGACGAGGCGTTATTCAGACAAACAGAAATAAATCAGCCAGGAGCGATTAAGGTCGATTTTAGCGGTAAGTTTCCAAATGTGGTAAATCATTTATGGAGATAGGAAAGCCAATAAGTTTTTACCCATTCAGAAAACATTTAGGGGGGTTGGTCTATCTACCTTACAACGGAACAGATTTAGATGTTGCGTTTGTAGGTAACAGAGGAGAGTATCGAGAGATAGTTAAGTTCTGGAAAAAGATAGGAGAGCCCATATATAAAGAAGATAGTGTGAAAAATAATATGCTGTCTTTGTATAAACATTTGAAGTATTGGCCAGAGCCGATGATTTCAAAAAAAGTAATATTGGTTTTAAAACCGAGGTACAAATATGCAGATTGAAGAATTAAAAGATTATAAGTTTGAGCAAAAAGGCGATTGCTTTGTTTTCGGAGATATACCCAACTCCGTCTACCATGCAGGGCCAGGACTTAGCAGTAGTTATATTAGATCGTTTGGTCGATCTCAATTACACGCTATTGAACACGTTCAAGAAACCACGCCTGCTATGAATTTTGGTACGGCGGCTCATGCGTTATTAGTAGAGGGTGAAGATGAATTCAACAATACCGTTGCGGTAATTGCTGGATCACCTTATACCAACGCAAATAAAGAACTTAAAAAAGAGTATGAAGAGAGAGGCCTAACTGTTATTAAAGAAGTGGAGATGAAGGATATTAAAGCGATGAATAACAATATGATCGAAGAAGGTCGTATGTATTTAGATGCAGAAGGCAAAGTCGCAGAGGCTAGTTTTTATTGGTATGAAGGCGATGTGCTTTGTAAGTGTCGTCCAGATGTTATCTGTCCGCCGGTACAAAAACCTTACTCAGCGAATGAAATTGTTGTTGTTGATTACAAAACAACTCAAAGCTGCCACCCAAAAGAATTTGCAGGATCAGTGCGTAAGTATGGTTATGACATGCAAGCGGCTTGGTACAGAAGAGGTATGGAAAAAGCTGGATTCAAAGTAAAAGAATTTGTCTTTGTAGCCCAAGAAAAGAAACCGCCGTATGCTTCAAAAGTATTTAGAATGACTGAAGAGCTGATGGAGCAAGGTTGGGATAAAATGTCCGGATTTCTTGAGGAGTACGCCAATCATGGAAAAGGCGGTCATTTATCTATCTACAACAGCCCCAATATCGTAGATTTAGTGCTATGATCAATTATAAGTTTAAAGAAGACGAAATTCTTAAAGCCGTTGAAAACTACATCAACCAAACTTATAACCAACATTACGCCAACGGTAAGTATCAGGCAACTGATATGATAATTGATAGCGGTCACGGAGAGGGATTTGCTGTTGGCAATGTAATGAAATACGCAATGCGTTTTGGTAAAAAGAAAGGCAAAGCAAACGAGGATCTGATGAAGATTATTCATTATGCGATTATTGCTTTATATGTAAATGGATTTATTAAGGAAGATAATTAATGTTTGAAAATTTAAAAAAATACATATGCTGTTACGAAACAGATGACGAGCTAAAAGCCATAATAATGAAAGCTCCAGATAAACATACCGCAAAGTTTTTTACCGCACTCAAATCAATGGAAGATAGCGATAGTTATTATCCAGCTAAAGTCGTAGACATATCTGAATACGATCCACTTCAACTAGTTAGTTTAACAATTCATTAGAAGTCTAGGTGAGTCATTAACAGGGGGAAAAGACTCTTGAGGCACCCTAGCGCACCTTCTTGTTTAACCTAAGCTAGGTTTAGCTGGTTTTGATTCCTCAACCCAATCAGGTGCATCCTGTGCAACTTTAGGGGGTGTTGAAGATTCGCCAGTAACGGATGAAAACCCAGTGATATTATTTCTATCAGGGTACTCCTCGTTATTGCTTTCCTCAATACCAAGTGAAGAAACAACGTTCAGACCAACGAGTTCAGTAGCGTTAGCCGGTGGATTCTTATCCATGTTCAAAGCTTTAAGTAGTTTTGAAAATTGCTTTGCAGCAATCTCTCTAACCACATCCTGCTTTTCAGCATCGCTGTTGGTATACCAAAGGTTAAAATTATTCCTTGCTATCCAGCCGTTGTATTTTTCACCAACAACCTTAACTTCAAGTGCGAGATAATCATTACCTGCTTTAGACTTAGTCTTTTCGCATTTAATTATCTCAGTCGTATAATCGCCCTCGGGTATATATGTGTTGCTATTATCATCACTGAAATCAAACTTGACATCTGCAAAATCGCTCATATTACTCTCCTAATGTAAATCCAAGTTTATTAATGACATGTGTTAAGTTAGGCTCTTCAAAAGTTTCTAACTTACCACTCCTATCCTTAGCGGTATAATTATCACCAATAGTGGTTTGCAACCATCTATTGATAATTTTTTTACCTTCTTCATTTTCTTCAGTAAAGGTTCTTAAAGCCAATACCTCATCAAAAAAGTAAGGAATTTGCACCGGTAACTTCGCACCTACCATCATTGGTTGATGATGAAACACACCGGTTTGCTCATCACGAATCTTGTCTTCTTTAGCGACAAAGATTACGTGAATCTTCAGATCCCTAAACCTACGCATGGTTCGAGTCATTACTTCAATGACCTCTCCATATGCACGTCTTGGGTCTTTACTTCTAGCTTTTTCAGAAGCCAAAAGTATTTCTGACATCTCAGTAACACTATCTAGGCAGACAGTATCATAATCAAGTTTACCGCTCTCCAATAGTTGAGCGATCTCCTCGATCTCTGATGCTTCCTTTACCTCAATAGCGGTCACATTGTCTTTATCCTTGATGGATAAAAGACCAGCTTCCATACTGATGATGAGAGTTTTGCCTGGCGCGGTTGCGCAAAGCGTGGTTTTACCTGCTCCAGATGCTCCAAATACAAGAATCTTAGCTCCTTGCATTTGAACAAGATCACTTGGAGAGGCAATTCTATCTAATATATTTGACATATATCTTCTCCTTTTTTTTATAAAAGGTATTTTATTTTATATTTTTTACAATTACAATATGTCACAACAAAATAATTAACGGGTTGTATCATATGAACGAAGTACATAAAGATCAATGGAAAGTAAACTATCTATGGAGAACAATCACTCTATCAGAAAAAGAGCTTTCAGTATTTCTAAGTAATAAATTAGAACCACAATACAAGGAGAGAGAAGTGAAGAGATATACTCTTAAAGAATATATTGAGTTCATTGGCACTGAGCCAGCGGCTGAATTATTCGGTTGCTCACCAGCAACAACAAAATCGTGGAGGTATGGTTTACGTCAACCTTCTATTAAACAAGCAAAAAAAATAATACAAGCGTCTGGAGGTAAGCTTGACTTTGAATCTATCTATGGACCACTTGAAGAAACGAGTTAGTAGTGTTTCATATAAACGTAACAGCGCAAGATTCTGCGTTGGACTTAGCTCTTGCCTACCATGAAGAAGGCATTAGTGTCGTACCTTTATTAAGATCAAATAAAGTACCACCTAAAGAGTTAGGCGGTTGGCAAAGGTTTCAACAGACCCAGCCAACGACCGCAGAAATTGAAAAATGGTTCAAGGGGAGAGATGATTTAGTAGTAGCTCTTGTTACCGGAAAATTTATTGTAGTAGATGCTGATACACCTGAAGCGGTGAATTGGGCAGATAATAATTTACCTGTAACACCTTTTAAAGTAGCCACTGGTAAAGGCGTTCACTACTATTACAATAACCCTGAAAACTTTACTACCTACGTAGCTAGAAGAGGCCAAGATCACGATCCTGATAAATTAATTGATATTAGGGGAGTTGGTGGGCTAATCGTTGCACCACACAATATACATGCAACAGGAGCCATTTATGAACCCACAATCATCCATGATTGGGAACTCAATGAGATAGAAGACCTTCCTGACTTTACCAAAGATCTTTGGGTAAAGATTACGGGGGCAGAGAAAGTAAATGGAAAACCCATAGCAACTCCCCTTTCGCTTGACGGCGTAACCGAAGGATCAAGAAATGATCAAGCTGCAAGATTAGCAGGATACTTAATTGCTAAAAACCTTAATTTAGATTTCGTTCACTTTTTTGTAAATTCTTGGAACGAACAAAACGATCCACCACTTCCGCAATCAGAAATACAAACTACCGTTAATAGTATTCAAAAAACGCACGAAAGAAAAAACCAGCAGGCTCCTGCATATATATCTAAACAAATTGATATCGTTGAGCCTAATGACTTATATAAGCCACCAGGGATTATAAGTGACGTTTATAATTACGCAGAAGACATAGCTCAAATATCTCAGCCTGCAATCAATTTACAAGCATCAATTGCATTAGCATCTGTCGCTTTAGGAAGAATATATAAGACAGATATGAATAACTTTTCATCTTTGTTCTTTATGTGTATTGCTAAATCAGGACAAGGAAAAGAAAACGTTAAGACAGTTATAGAAGCTATTCTTGAAAAAGCTGAGCAGATAGACTTGTTGGCAGGAGATGGTTACACATCAAGTGGTGCTATTTACTCTTTGCTTAGACATAAGCCAGCCCATATAACTGTAATGGATGAATTTGGTAAAAGGCTTGAAAGTATTTCTAATGCAAGTAATTCAAACAAAGAAGATGCTTTACAAGTTCTTATGGAGACATGGGGAAGATGTCATGGTGTCCTACGCCCTGACAACTATTCGATGATGACGTTAACGCAGAAACAACAAAAAGAAGTGCTAGATAGGTCAACTATCAAACCTGCAATAACGTTGGTCGGTATGAGCGTACCAAAGAATTTTTACGGTGCGCTCTCAACCGGTCGTATCGTTGACGGATTCCTTAACAGGTTTATCGTAACGGAATCACATCTACCAAGAACAGTAGGCAAGATGAAGCCATTTGTAGAACCTCCAAGATCAACAACGGATTGGGTCCAACATGTTCGTCAAGCTAAAAATGAAATGGAGCAAATATCAATGAACAATGCAGAGATCGATTTTAAACAACGTGTCATTCCATTCTCAGATGAAAGTAAAAGCTTGCTTGAGCGCTTAGCTTACGATCTTGTTGACCAACAAAATAAATTAGAAAAAGAAGGCTTGGAAGTGTTGCTATCAAGAACGCGTGAGAAGTCGATGCGTTTAGCTTTGATATGTGCTCTAGCTGATGATCGCAACGCAAAACAAATCAACGCTGATGTGACTCTTTGGGCAATTAATTATGTTAATTACTACGATCAAGTATTGATAGAAAACTGTAGAGATAAAGTTGCAGGTTCAGAAATGGAAGGACGTATCAAACAAATACTCAACTTCATTCGTAGTCAAGGCGATTGGGGTATCTCAAAAAGAGATATTGATCGACGTGAAATATTTAGATCAATGAAGTCATATGAAGTCAAAGAAATTATTGAACGCTTGAAGAACTCAGGCGAAATACAAGAAAAGGATATGAGAGCCAAAGGAACAGGTCGACCAACAAAACGTATTGTTGCAATTGATCCTGAATTTTTTGATGAAGATTGATCGATACGCGATGAAGGAAAGCCTCAGCGATGTTGCCGTAGGAATAATAATTGCTTTGCCGGTATCTTATATTCTTTTAAATGTCTGCAATTTTTTAGAAGTTACTTTGCTGACCACCTCGATAATCCAAACGACTGTATTTACTTTGATTGCTATCATTCGTAAATATATTGTCAGAATTACTTTTAAAAAAGGAGAGTTAGATGGAAACACCTAAACCAAAGATGGAGACAGTTAATGACCAAAAGCGTGAAGAGCGTGTGGCTGGTTTTATTGAGGGCCTCTGGAATGTTAGATGCAACAAATTGCCAGTTAGTTATGGTCTAGATTACTGGTGCGAATCAAAGGAAGTTTCATTTTGGATGGAGGTTAAATGCAGAACATTTCCGATTGATAAGTACGATACGATCATTTTATCAGCAAGTAAATTACGTATGGGCGCAGCTTTGTCCCAGGCTACTAATTATCCTTTTGTAATTGTTTACGCAATGACTGACAGCGTTTATAGCCATACTTGGAGAGCTGACTATCCTTACGATGTACGCTTTGGAACGGTCGCAGAGCCTGTCTATGAAGAGGATTCAGAGCCGTACATACATTTCAACAAAGACGAGCTTGAATGTCTCTCACCTCATCCCCTTGGATTTGATCGAGAAGAGATGGGATTGGTGAAGAAGAAGAAATAATGTTAAATTAACCTTATGGAAAAAGATTGGGTATATTTAGGATTAATTTGGGATGATGTCGATAAAACATACTATCGATATGATGAATGGAAGAGATTAATAAATGAACGTAGAAAGGAAGAAGATAATGACTTTACAACCGAAGACAATAAACCAATTAGCTTATCTAGCTGAACAAAAGTAACATGTCTGTGAATTCTAGGAACAAGGGGGCGACCTTTGAGCGAGAGGTTGCTAAAATACTCAATTCTTTTTTCGAGTCAGAAAAAATTAACTATATTTGTAAGAGGAATCTTGATCAATACCAGACGAACAATTTATGCGATATCAATATTCCTTATCATGCTGTGGAATGTAAATTCTATAAGTCAGGCGATTGGTACCAGTCAGGATGGTGGGAGCAGGTATGTGCAGCGGCTGACCAAAGAATTCCCGTTTTAGTCTTTAAATATAATAGAAAACCGATTCGCGTATGCGTTCCGTTACATGCAATTAATCCTGAATGGCCCGTTAATAATGACGCTGTTACGGTTATGGATATGGAAAAGTGGTTAGATGTTCTTAAAAAAAATTGGAAGATTTACGAAGAAAAATCTACTGACCTAGCAGATTAGCTAAATCTCTTGTTATTGGATCTGATATTAAAGAGGCTGGAACAGCTCGACCGCCAACAGTTTGTCTTTGTGATGCAGGTGCTTCAACCTCTGGTAAATCAAGACTTGCAGTTTGCTGTTTAGGTAATTGTACTGATCCTAACGGTATGTTTGGATCAACGCCGTCTGTTTCGCTATATCTAGTTGCTTCTTGTGTAGCATCTTCTGCACCCTCTGCAAGAGTTTGCGTAAGCATGCTTTTAGTAATAGGTCTTGTGTAACCAAAATCTCTTAATAAAGATGGAGCTCTTTTTAACATTTCTTTATCAGATATTTCTCCGGCAAGATATCTTATTATAGTAGGTGATCCTAAAGCTGTAGCAAAAATTCTAAAAGGAGTGAAAACTCTTAAAGCGCCTATAGGATTAAAAATGTATCTCATAACAAACGCTTGAGTGAACAAAGTTCCTCCTCCAGCTTTTTTTTCTGCTGTCATGGCGTATTTAATTGAGTCCGCAGCTTTTTGCATCAACTTAAACTGATCGTCACCAAATGTTTCTCGTAAAACTGATTCGTATTCATCAACTAGAGTAGAAAATTTTCCTTCGTTGAAAAGTTTTGTAACAACGTCTTCTCCAGGATTAACAACGTCAGTTATTATTTTGTTCATCGCGCCTACCTGAAATTGCTTAAATTTTTCACTGTCTGGTCCAAGAGTTTCTTTTACAAGTCTTATTTCATCAACGTTGCCTTTTTTAAATAAAGTAGAAACTATTTCTTCTGTATCCAACTGATCCATTCTTCTTACAATCTCAGATGTTCTTAATTGATCTACCTCTGCATTTGCTGCTATTTTCTGTCTTACAGCGTCCGCTATATCGTCACCTGACTTAGCTGTTTTTAAAAGCTCTTCAAGCTCTTTTACTGATCCAGTATTAACCATATTGTCAGCATCCATTAGCTCTTGAACTAATTGTCTTTTAAGTCCGTTAGGAAATAAAACATCTGTAGTTGTGCCAAGATCATTAATTTGTTTGGCTAGGTTGGCGTAATTAACAGGAGCGTCTGGGTCTAAATTTTTTACAATGTTTCTAAAATATTCTTTCTGCAAAATATCTAAAGTATTTTGCGAGTTTGCAAAAACTGGCTCATTAACTTTTATATCCAATTCTGCTAATATTCTTTTCTGCTCTTTTGGTATTGTTAAGGCAACTCTTTCTTTAGGAGCACCCCTAACTAATCTGCCGGTTTCATCGTAAGTACCTCTTATACCTGCAGTTGCAGAGTCAAGCGTGCTTAAAAGCTTTGATAGTTTTTCTCCGTTGTTTTTCTTGCCAATAACAAGACTAGAAACTATTTGGTCTACGTCGGCGCCGCCAGCCGAAGCATCATTTAAAATTTTTCTAAAATTAACATCATCAAAAGCTTGGAACCCTTTACTAAAATAACCGTTAGCAATTTTTAGTCCTTTTATATAAGTACTTATTTTCCCAGCGTCTTCAGCTCTTCTTAGTAAATCTGATATGTATTCGTTTTCTGCTTTAGTTGGTCTACCGCCCCTTGATCCTTGGGCTCTTCTTAACGATTGAACATTTTCAGCAGCATTTTCAAAAGCTTGTCTAGCCATTCCAACTGCAAGTTCACTTCCGTCTTCAATGTTTTTAAACATATTGTTAACAGTTGTTAAAAGTTTTTGTCTTTCTTTACTGTCAAGACCCGCATATTTTGCAGGCTGGCCATTATTACCTGTTACTCTTAACTTACTTGCTAAATCTTTTCTTATTTTTAATAAAGCGTCCAAAGACATATTGCCGTCGGCGCCTCCAATATTTTCTAGATACATCAAATCTTTAAACAAAGGATCATCTTCATCTACACCTTTTAATACGGATTTTCTTAATTGAGATGCTTGTGCTCTTAAAGGTGCAGCGTTTATAAATTCTATAGGCTCAAGCAATGATTCTTTAGGTATTAACTTAATTGCATCAGCCATTTCAGCTCCAGATGTTCCTTCTGGAAAAAGCTTTTTAACGTTTGTTGGAACTTTAAAAAAGTTTTGTAAAGGTTCATATAATGAATCAACCGTTTCATCCCAAGAAGCATACGCGTTTACTGCAAACTCTCTAATGTCGTTTCCTGCTTGAGATGTTGCAGGTTCTGCAAAAGCGTCAAAATCTTTGATTATCTGATTTGCTGATTGAGTTACTTGACCGGAGGCAACGTCAGCCTTGCTTTCTAATTTATTTAAAGTATCTAACAAGCCTTCTCTTAAAAGTCTTCCTGATTCAACTTGAGAAAATACATCTGCAAATCCTTCTTTTCTTAAATCATCAATCGTAACGTTGTAATCTGCTGTTAAGTCATTTGTTTTTCGATACAGGTTTTTTAGAGTAGCTAGCAAAGATTTTGCTAAATTATCTTCTCTGCCTTTATACTTTGTAATCGCTTCTAAGATAGGTTGTAATTGACCTGTAATGGGGCTTTCTAATCCTGCAATTGCCGTAGCTCCTTTGTAAACTTTTCCAGTAGCTTCATCTTTAACACCTTTGGCTAAAGATGCTGCTTCCTTGACAGCTCTCGTTCCTACAGCTCCCCTTGCTAAAGCATTTTGACCAAGTGAAGCCTTTAATCCTTTGGCTGCTGCTCCAAACAAAAATTCTCCTCCAGCACCTATAGCAAATTCTGTAGCTCCTAATTTTGCTAAGTCAGCTACTCCTTGATCTTGCAAGCCAGCAACGTACTCTATTCCTTCTTCTACATATTTACCGCCAGCTGCTCCTGTACCTGTCCCTAAAGATATTTTACCCAAATCTTTAAGAGTCATATTTTTAATTCCAGGATAAGATGGTTTTATTCTTCCTCTTGTAACAACGCTACCTAGGATAGATCCAGCTATTGGCCCTAAAGCTCCAGCAAAATCAACAAGGTCATTCATTGAAAGACCACTTTCATCAATAATTACATTTTTTCCAGTAGCGTCAAAACCGAGCCTTTCCATTCCTAAAGGCGTAAGCGCTAAACTGCCTGAGCTATCTCTAGTAAAGCCATCTGATCCAACAGCGTCTTCTAATACTTTTTCTTTACCGCCAAGAGTTTCCATCGCCGCAAGCTTTGTACGCAACCAAGGCGCTTGAACGCCTGAATCGTAATCAAACCTTTTATCATATTCAGCCGCTAGATTTCTTGTTTTTTTATCAACAAAACCTCTACCACCGTTATTGTAGTATTCTTGAGCTTTTGCTTGGGCGTTTCTAGGATCGTCAGTTTCAACCTTGATGTAACGGCCATTCGGTAATCTTATTTTTATGGCCATTTTTTATCCTGTTATAACGTCGTCTAGATTATATTCTGGTTCTGTTGTTGGTGCTGAACTAAGAGCTTGATCATACATTCCAAGCTGAGGAATTACTGTTCCGTATCTTTGTCTTAAAAACTCTACTTCTTTCCTAGCTTCATCCTCTGACATTCTTATATTATTTAAAATTCTTGATAAAGATTCTTCGGCTCTTCCTTTACCCATAAAAGGATTTTCTAAGTTTGCAACAATTTGTTTAATAAGTTGTCTATCTCTATCAGAAATAGTTCTTCCACTTTCTTGTAGTATTTGTTGAATTGCTTGAGCCTGTATGTATTCGCCTTTATCTTTCGCTGAGGTAGCGGCACGAACAATATCGTCTCCAATTCCAGTAAAACCTGCTACGTTATCAATCATTCTGCTGACAAAACCGGTTAATCCGGTAACGTTGCCGCCGCTAATTGCAGACTTCATTTCTCCAATTATTGTTCTTAAATTGTCTTGTTTTTCAATAGATGAAACCGCATCTCTATATCTCTCAGAAATTTTTAATACATTTGATTCAGTCAAATCTAAACCGCCCTCATCTAAATCAAGATCACTTAGAGCATCAATAAAAGCAAGCTCGTCTTCTCTTTCTTCTTCGCCCATTCTTTTTGCTGCATTTGCTGCTCCTTGAGATAAACCAATCCCAAGATCACCTCTGCTTTCAGCTAAAGCTGCAGAAACTTCTTCAAGAAATATATTCATCGTTGCGTAATCTTTTTCTTGTTGCTTTTTGTTAACAGCAGCTATTTGTTGGTTTTTTCTGTCTTGTAGTGTTTTTAAACTTGCATCAATAAAATCTATTTCTTCTTTACCAACTTTTTTTCGCTCTTCTGCTGGGTCAACTTTCTTTTTGCCCATTATCTCATCTAAAAGTTTTTGCGTGCTTGGTTTTAAGGTTAGATCTACATCTAAATCTTTTTGCGCTACCAAATCCACTTCTTTATCATCCGATATAGTATCTTCCTCTTCCTCAACTGCTTTCGATCCAGTTAAAGCAAGAGTGGCTGGTAGTACAGTTGCAGTTTTACCAAAAGGAGATAAGGTTGTTACATCTTTAGTAATTTCTTTTACTTGAATAGGTCCTTGTTGTCCTGCAGGCAACTGGACTTTTCCGCTTAATCCTGTAGGGACAGTTTTGGTTGTAAACATTTTTGAGGCTAAAGATTGTAAGCCTCCAGGTCCAAAGAATAGCTCTGGAGTTACAGATCCAAGCATTCCTGATTCAGGTTCTATTAGACCATGTACCTCTGCATACTGAGATGCTGTAATTCCGTATCTATCTAAAAAAGAATCAAATTGAGGATCAGCCCCTCTAGGCTTTACTTGTCTGTTTGTTCTTTGACCTGTTTGAATTTGAAAGTCTGTTAACGGTAACGTATCGTTTTCAAACCTAGGGATAACCCTTGATTTTTTTACTTGGTCTCCTTTAGCAAACATTTTTCTTTGTAAAACATTCATCAAGGAGTCCCTCCAAACACGTTATAAGGCAAACCCGCTCCAGGATTTGTTGGATCAAATCCAGCGTATGGATTAGGGTTATTTATTGTTGGGCTTTGTCCCGGTAAAGAACTAGGTAAGTTTACTCTGCCAGGAACGTAAGAACTTGTAGTTGGCTGATACGGATTAACAAGCATGTTGCTGTAATCAGTATAACCGTATTGAGATGTTGGGAATTGTTGTTGAGTTCCTATAGAGCTAGGTAAACGTAAATTTTGACCTATCTCTGCTCTTTCTGCTGCTGCTTTTCTAGCAGCCTCAGTGTCAGCTATACCCTTGTTATATGCAGATAAATCAGGTTGAGGTTCTCTTCTTAAACCTCTGTAAGCTCCTAAAGCTGCTCCGATTCCTAATCCTAAAGGATCAACTGGCATTCCGTATGTTTTTTTAACGTCTGTTCTTCCAGAAACATATTGAGGAGCAAAACCTTGAATAAATTTAGTAGCTTGTAGCGGAGCTTGTCTTTGCGCTTGTTGTTGAGCATATTGTCTAGCAAGTCTTTGCTCTTCTATATTTCTTTGAGTCGCTCCTAATCCCTCAAGTTGACCAACGTCAATACCTCTTAATCTTTGCGCTTCAGAACCTAGTCCGGATATATCTGAGCCAAACAATCTTTGTGCTGCTGAGATATCTCCGCCAAATCCAGCCTGTAATTGAGCTGCTCTGCTTGCAGCATTTCTTTGTCTGTCAAATTCCTCTAGAGCTCTTTGTTGAGCAGTTTGGAATCCTCCTGACCTTATGTTGCTAAGAACTTCCCCTAATCCTCTACCTATTGCTGCTTGCCTTTCGCCAGCTGTTAATCGAGCTCTTGAACCAAAAGCGGACTCTCCGCCTCTAGCTATATCAGAAGCCCTTTGTTGTATGTCTTGTTGAGCTGCTGCTTTTAAAGTATCTTGTATGGTTTGCTGAACAACTTGTTCTTCAAACGGATCGTAAAATGTTCCAGCCATTCTTGGATCGTATTGTTGTAAAGATAATCCAAGCAACTGCCTAGCCGAAGGGCCGCCAAAACCAATACTTGATTGCAAGGCTCCGAGGCCTCTACCGTAAGCTTGTTCTGCTCTGCTTAAAAATGGTTGAAAAGAACCAATTCCAGCTCTAGCAACTTCTCTTGCTCTTAACTCATCTGGAGTTAATCCTGCGGTTTGTTCTAATATTGGAGGTTGGTCTAAATATGCTTTTTGCGCAGCTTGAGTTGCTTGCGCTATTAATCCTGGTGTGTCTGCAGATCCAAAATAAAGTTCTCTGACAAACGGATCGGATATTGCCTCATCTCTAGTTATACCTTGTAAAACTGGGTTTACTGTAGCCATTATACTGCCTCAAACATTTTCATTAGCTCGCGCATATTTTCTACGCCTGCCTCTCTTGAAGGATCTCCGCTTTTAATTAGCTCAATTCCTTTTGGAGTTTTTTTGGTTTCATATGAGCCTGCTCCACGTGTTGCTTTAGCAGTCATTACAAATTCGCCGTCACTTAACATCGCTGGGATATCATCGGAAGTTCCAGTTCCTGGACCAATAGATTCTCCACCTTGACGCATATCTAATTCTTCCATCATTACAGCGCCGCCAGTATTAAATCCTGGTCTAATAACATTTGATGGGTTTATAGTTCTTCCCTCTTTGTAAAAATCATTATTGTTGTCATAAAAAGTTCTTGAGCTTACATTGCTGCTAATTTGTCGAAACATATCAATTCCATATTTTTCAATAAAGTCCTGAATTATTTTTTCATTATCATATTGAGGTATTGTTCCATCTATTGCATCGATCACTAAATTTATTTCATTAGATGATGGAACTACATCGCCTTCAGCAAACTTAAGCGCTTGAGGAGCCGGCCCTAAACCAAACTCTTCTCTGGTTCCACCAGTCCCTAAAGTTTTAGAAAGTTGATATCTTCCTAAAGCATCCATTGTTACTGCTGGAGTTTCTGCTAATCCACCTTCTCTTTCTTTAGCGCCTAAATAAGTCGCTAATCCGTACAAGCCTGCAAGACCTGCTGGGCCTGTCATCGCTCCACCTAAAGATTGCAAGAATCCGCCGCCGCCTTGTTGTTGTTGTTGATCGCCGCCCATCATTCCACTTAAAAATCCTCCGCCTTCTCTGACGGGATCAGATGGTCTGCTTTTAAGCATATCTTCGATCATTCCAACTTGACTTTGACCTTCAGTACTTGGCATCAATCCGCCAATACCTTCACCTATTTTCTGTAAGCCACCCCCAATTCTTGATAAACCGCTTGCTCCAGGCAATTTAATAGTAGCGCCTGCTTGTATTAAATTAGGATTGGTTATTTGAGGATTGGCTTTTAATAATTCTGCAACGGTTGTTCCTTCTTTTGCAGCAATACTTGATAAGCTATCTCCAGGCTGAACGGTAGTTTGTCCTCCGCCTTTAAATAGTCCGCCAATTGTACCAAATGGATCTTTTGCGAATGAGCCGATACCTGATTTTAAAGCAGAACCTATATTTCCAAAAGTTGCTCCTAAGCCGCCAGCATCTTTTATAGCTCCTAAACTTTCGCCTATTCCTGGACCAACTCTTAAGGGGCCAGCAACACTTAATAAAGCTGCTGGACTTGCTCTGCCTTTTGCTACGTCATATACGGTACTTGCTTTTGCTACTAAAGCAGCAGGTGCCTGCCAAGGTCCCGGTACAAATTGAGCTACTTGAGCTACCGGCTTTACAACTTTTTTAACCGCTTTTTTAACTTTTTTAACAACCTTTGATAAAAAGCCAAACTCAGGCAGTCCAGTCATCGGATTTAAATCCATATCGCCATTTCCGACTACGAATTGATTCGGATCAACGCCGTACTTGGAAATAGAGTTACGAATGTATGTGTTTAAAAGTGGATCGTCTTTAAGAACTTGAGCTGGGACAACCATTTCATCTGGCGCAACGTGCGCAAGAAAAGTGTCCTCATTTCTCCCCAAAGCAGCAATACCTTGTAAGTCTTGTTTTTGTATTCCGTTTAGCATATTAATATAACCTATATGTTAGCATTTTTAAGGCGTCGATACAGTAACTGAGCCTAATCCAGTTGTAGCAGAAAGTCCTGTCAGGTAGGTGCGATGAGTCGTTAAATCAATAAACTCTGTACCGTCAAATACCTGCAATACTTCTGTAGTCGTATTGAATATTAGCGTGCCAATATTAAAGTTTAATTGATCACGTTCAGTAGTCGATAATTGTAAAGTATTATCGGGGTCTACTGCTCCTAAGTTTATCTCTAAAATACGTACAAGTCTATTAAAAAGGTCAGCAGAAACATACTCACCTTGCGCTAAAGGCAGCTGAGTTGGCAGTATTTTGCTCATCTTCTACCGTCTTGTCTAATATCTAATCTGGTTGCCCCTAATCTCCAACCTATTCCTAAATTACCATCGTTGCTTGCATCATCATCTGATTCAACTCTAAGAGCAACTTGACGGCCTCTAGCTCTAATATTAAGTTGACCAGTATTGCTTTGAACTGCATTTGTAGAGCTAGCTGACAAAGACTGTCCAGGATTATTTCTAGTTTTAAGAACAACGTTAACTGAACAGTCGTTACTGTTTTGTAAAAACTTAATATCTGGAATCATACGTCGAATAAATTGAAAGTTTTCGCCATCACCGATATCAAAGTCTGAACTTTCAATAAAAACATTTGTCATCGGCGAACCGTCATCGTCAAAACCAAACTCTTGTTGATACAAATAATTATTAGCTACAGCTCTTGGGTATGATTCAATACCTGAATCCAACCAAGCGGTTCTCTCTAACTGGCCATAAGTCCAAACTTTTTCTTCATAATTATATAAAACGTATCTGTCTACCTCGATGGATGAAGAGGACGGATAGAACCAACCTACTTCATTTTTATCCATTATTGTAAAAGCGTGAATTTTAAATGCTTGATCTTTGTTTATATCTGAGAAAACATAATTTAAAACAGAACAAGGAACTTCTCTTACTGATCCGTTATATATGTAAAAGCTATTAGTATCCATCCAATACACGCCACCCGGAGCAGAAACACACGCTTTAGGACTTATCATTCCTGTATTTTGGTTTATTAAGTTAACAGCAAATGTAAAAGGCGGTCCAACAAATTGCATGCTATAAAGTGAAGTATCAGTCCAAATAAGTATTTCTTGTCTAGCTTTACACGCGCCGATAATTTCTGAACCAGCAGATAATCGTAAAGAGCCTGCAGTATTGGTAATTAAAGGTTCAAACTCTAACTCGTTTTCTTGGTCAGAAAAAGCGATAAACATTGGATCTACGGTGCCTGTTCTGGCTGTACCACCTACATTTAAAGGATCAGCGCCGAGAACAATAAGATGCCTATCTTTTTCAGAGGTAATTGTTTGTAGTCCTACGGTTGGAACTAAATTTGCTCCTGTTCTGCCCGACAACTCAACAGCCCTAGTATTAAGACCGTCATTTTGAATCCACTCAAAAATACCACCACCTCTAGGATTGATGATTAAATTTTCGCCAAAGTTATCATGTGTCCATAATCTAAGCTGATTTGAGGCAGATAAGGAAGTAGATGAACCCCAGGCTCCTGAACTCCAAGAACCAACACTCCAACCTGTTGAAGGAACGAAAACATCTAATCCTGTATTAATTTGATATTTACCAACAACAGAACTACCGCCGTTTCCTGTATCTGAAGCGTTTGCAGTTACGGTTGAATCGCTTGTATCTTTTGCCTCAACAGTATATGAGTTTGCATTCACAATCGTAGCGATTTGATATTCTTGGTTTAAAACAGTAGCAGTAATATTACCACCTAGACTTGCTGCGCCTGAAAAAGTAACAAAGTCGTTTTGTACTGCGCCATGTGCGGTATCAGCGACAGTAATTGTCGCATCTCCATTTGAAGCAGAGAAAGTTACATCGCCTGCAGCAGTTGTAAGCCTAAGAGGTGTAACATCATTAAAAGTTGTGCCTTCTTGAATATAATATTTAAAATGCGTTCCAAGACCTAAATATTTTTCACCTGAATTAGCAATCCAAGCATGCAGAGCTCTGCAAGTTCCCAAAAAAGTATTGCTTAAAAGTTTTGCCCATCCACCAAATTTTTCAGGTCTACCCTTTCTAAATCTTACCAAGTTTACATCAAACCAACCGCCCTCGTTATCGTAGTCGGTTCCTTCTCTGTTTACCCCTGGTCTAAATATCGCTTTCTGTAGTGGCATCTATCGGTTCCAAATTTGGTATTTTATTTATCTCTAATAAACTATTTATCAAAGATTCTTCTGAATTAATTTCATTTAAACTATTTATAGTTTTAGCAATAGAATTTTCTACTTTATCAAAAGATAAAAAGAAAACTTTATCTATAGGTAAAGCAACTAAACAAAAAATGTCTACTTGCCCACTCCCATATCTTAGCATTTTATTTTTTCTTTTGTTATCTGCGTTAGATCTAAAATCCCAGCGATAGTAATCATTATCACGTTTTTTATAAATGCTATTGGTTGTTTTTACTTGAACTTTATAAAGTTGACCTTGGTGGTCAAGTATTAAATCTGACTTATGACCCTCGGGCGCAATTATCACAGAGTCACAAAATCGCATCAAATATGATGCTGCTAAATATTCACCTGCAAGTGCTATTCTTGCAGAAACGTGTGACATTTAAACTCCTATATATGTCGCCAGTCTTTGCCTTCAAAAAGCAAAGCCTCTGCTTCTCTTCTTCGCACTAGACCTTCGAGAACTTTTCCCCCAGCTTTATTCCATCTTTTTATTTGATTTGGCGTTTCTTCGTATTCACCGTTATTTAATTTTCTAAGTAATGTTGATTTTTTTAAGTTTGCCGGTCCAAGGTTATACACCCAAGAACACAAAGCATCAAATTGTTGTTGATTTAAAGGTACATGGACGTAATTATTGATGTAATCCTCGTACTCATCTTCGAGTTCTCGCCATAACATAAAATCTGCTTTTTCTTTAGTCCACTTATCGCCTTCTTGCACATCTTTGGTATGGCCATAACCAATTGTCCATACATCTACTGCATCTTGATAAGCAACAACGTTACCCTCATCATCTGTTGGGCAACCCTCAAAATGCTTGATAAGTTCTAGCCCTTCGTCAGAGATGTGCATAATTATTTTTTGTTGGACGATCCAAAATAGAATGATATAACTGCGGTAGCTATACCAGTAATAGATCCAATTACCAGCATGACAATATCGTCACTTGAATCTGGTTGGGGGTAAAGTGTGACCATACCTATATAACCAAAGAAGCCTACAAGACAAAGAACACCTAAAAATTTAGGAGTCCAATCAGAGCTAAACTTTTCTCTAGCATCTTGAACGTCTTTAGTTTCTAATTTATAGATATCAACATCAAGCTCTTTCATTTGAACTTCAAATTCTTTTTCAGCTTTCTTTAACGCCATCATCTGTTCAGAGGTGATGTTGTTCATCGCTGATTCTATAGACTTGGGGTTGTTAGGCACACCCAGTACAGAACTAAGTATTGACCCAGCTTGGCCGCCAAGTGGGCCACCTATAGCCGCTCCTAAAGTTGGCGCTAAAGCACCTAAAATTGATTTAAGTTGTTTCATATCTGAGTCAGTATAAATCCTAAAAAGCACAAAGCCAAAGTACCTGTACCGCCTACTACTATATTTCTGATAAACGTAATATCAGCATCTAATTTTTCTAGATGGTTAAAACAAGTTTTCCAACGTTCAGCACATTCGGTTTGGTGACGAATTAATTCGTTATAAGTGCTTTGAACCGTTGGCTTAGACATTATTCAACAAACCAGGACTTAACTTTGCTAACCCATTCAGGTTTGTTTTTCCAAATAACCGCACCAGCGATTACTAAAACTAATAATATTCCTAAAAAATATTCCATATTTACTCCTTATGAACTTGGTGGGGTTGGAAACTCACCCAATGGTCGTGTACCAGTTTTAGAATTGTAAACATAAAGTGCCGCTAGTGCGTCTACATCACTTACAGCATCTATTTTATCTTTCATATCAGAAGCAGTGCTTCTAACATTTACTCTAAAATCTAACCAATCAGAAGGTATGGCTTTTGAACTTTCTGCATTTCTTACAACCATCCAATCGCTTGATTGTAATAATGAATATGCTTGTTGATCTACAGTTTCTTTGTGTAATGTTTTAAGACCTTTGTAATTGTAAGTCACACCACTTATTTCTTCTGATGAGTCGTTTAGGGCTTTTGCTGTAGCTGTACCCCAAGAAGCAGTAACCGTATTACTTGCAAAAGTTAAAGTTTCGTCAGTATTAATATAATATTCTTTATCTTTAAAATTTGTACGATCATAAACAACTTCGTAAAGACCTACAGCCTCTAATTCGGATTTAGACCATACTTGAAATATATTACTAGGGTATTTTATATCCCCTATTTGTATAGCTTTCGGTTGATTATAAGTAGCAGTTATACTGCCTGATTCTACTAATGCCCACATAATTTTTATTCTACCTCAATAATTTTATTTTACCTAGCTGTGGTTGGTATTCCTGTTGATGTTACAAATGGATTTTCTGCAAATGCTAAAAAAATATAAGTGGCATTGGATGCACCTATGTCATTGTTATCTGACCTTACCTTTACACCATTACTTACAAAATCACATAATACTGTGGTTGAGTCAAATTCAGCATTA